CCAGCATAACTAAAATCTTTGGCTGACATTCGACTTGACAATATATTGACAAGACCAAATTGGTGGGCTACCAAATCATTTTTCTTACAATTAAATGTCGATGATTTTTCTGTAATAGTATCTTCAACAAAAGAATACACTTCAAAAGGAATATTTACCTTCTTACAAAACATCGCAAGATTAAGAAGTTGTTTCATTGTATTTGCAAGGTGGTTAGCCATTGAACCAGACCAATCAACAAACATGATCAGGCCGTGAGATTTACCACCAGGCATCACAGAAATTTTCTTGAAGATATCTTCATTGAATTGATATGAGAATATCTGTTTCATATTCAACTCACCGGTTTTTGCGGTAGAAGCACGCTTCAATTGATCCGCATTCTTACGCATTTCAAATTCTTTTACAAGATATGAAACAACCTTGTTCGAATCGCGGCGAAATGTATCAAATTGTTTTTTGGCAATCTCATAACCTTCTTTTGCATATTTTTTATATACATCTTTATAATCAAAGATATTATTCTCGACTTTGAAATCGGGAATATTCACATAACGGATTTCTGAGTCATCATTAGCAAACAACTGATATTCATTTTTACGATAGGCGTCATCCGTCTTGGAACGAATTTCTTCATCACTATCTTCTTTTTTATCGTCTTTATTACTTGACGCTGAGCTCCGAGATTTCTTGGTTTCTTCAGATCCTTCTTCGCTTTGATCCTTCGGCTCGCCATCTTCTTCGTTATTGATGATATCATCTTCTTCTAATTCATATTCTTCGGCGTCATAATCATCATCATTAAAGTCATCACCTTTTTCTTCTTTTTCTTTTTTGCGTTCCTCTTCTTCTTGTTTCAGATAGTCAACAACTTTTTTGGTGACTTCAACAACTTCATCGAAAGTTTCGGTCGATTCAACAAGACTCAGCAGTTCACGCTCAACTTCATTGAATTTAATGGTGAGTAAAGCACCACCTTTGCAGTGCAAGTTAACGCGATCAATAAAATTAAAGTCATTCAGGTCTTTGCCTGAAGTTTCAAAGAAATCTTTTTCGAGAAGCTCTTGATAAGCTTTCACAAAAGAGTTCTTTAGACCAGGATATTTGTATTTGATTTTTCGTTCGATACGGGAATCTTCAACAATGTTCAGAACAGACATGTTGACTTTTTCTTCTTTGCATTTTTTCAGACCATCCAAAGGAGTATACAAAGCGTGGCCAACTTCGTGACCCATGAAAAGATCATAGACTTGTGAAGAGATGTTTTTATCCAGAACAGGAACCGTGAGGATTCGGTTCTGAACATCAAAGAAAGCCGTTGAAACATTACGTTGTTCAACGATCAAGTCTTCGGTGGCCATAAGTTTGGCCAAAATAGATTTTGAGTCGATCAGATTCATATCACTTTTTCTCGGTAATTACAAGTACATTGCCAGTTTCTGTCTGTTCTACTGTCAAATTTAGAACAGTGCCTTCTTTCCAACCCTTTTCTTGAATGAGTTCATCAGGAAATTGAAGGATTGCATCACCGGATCCATCTTCTGCTTCGATCAGCTTTGTAGTCCAGTGTTTTTTTGAAAAATCTTTCGACATTTACTCATCTCCAATCACAAATTTAGTAAAATTACGCAAATTTTTGTCTCTACGTGAGTATTTTACATCATTTTTGTGCTTTTGAACATATTTAATTGGAGTCCGACACACAGGACGTTGTAATTTTACAACAAAACTCTTTTTTGTCTTCATTTTAACGCCTCATTTTAGAAATTTCGACTGCTTCTTCATCCGAAAACACAGGAACAGCATTGGATTTGTGCATTGTAGCGATTCCGACAACTTTTGTGCCAGTATAAACCTTGGGAGCAGCTTTTGTGCCGCCATTTTCACCGGTACTTAGTGAAGGAAGGCGTACAGTCTCTCGGCCGGCAGGAGCCGACAGTTTATATCCAGTCAAAGTGTTGTTAGTCTTCGAAATTTTGAGAATTTTGGTTGGTTTGTGTGATTGCAACCACTTCTCATATTGCTCGCGTTCAGCTTTCGGTCCTTTTTTGACCTTGGATTTTTGAATTCGCGTATAAATCATCATAATAATCTCCAATGCTATAAGTATAACAGAATTGGATTTAATGTCAAGATGGTTGTTGCGTCCTAACAACAACATTGATTTATATTAATCTTGTCGTCTATATCGTTTTCTGGAAGACTTTTGATATTCATTATCATAATAATCTTCATTATAAAATGCTTTTCTCGATGGTTTTTTTGTCGTCTTCTTTTTTTCATAGAAGAATTCATATTCATCTTCGTTGTAGTCTCTATTCCTACGAAACCTTTCAACATTTTTCGGCACTTAGTTACTCCTTACTTAAAACTTCAAAATTAATGCCCCCAATTTTTGTTTCTGGTCTATCTGACATATCAAACTCAGAAACATAAGTGATGTTTGTGCGGGGGTAACATACCTTCACCACTTTTAATAAATTACATACATTATCGTTACAATCGTTGAAGATAAAAACTTCATCAACGTATTTTATACTTTCTAATATTGTTTTTCTAGTTTCCATACTTTGGTTTAGTATACCCGTCTTCATATGAAGTAACATATCGGAATGTATACCCACAATTAACCAATCACCCATCTGTTTACATTTCTGTAGGTGTATTATTTCTTTTAAAGATATTGGATCAAAATAACCAGACGTTACTATTATTTTTTCTTTGGTTATCATGGTAGTAGATCAGGAAAAGCCTCCTTGACAAACTTATAATCTAATCCTTTTACACCTAAATCTTTTTGAAAAATACCTAGCAGTACTTCAGCTTCTCTTGGTTCAATAGATTCTAACATTTGAATTAGTAGTTCGTTGCGTCTTTTCTCGGAGAGAGTTTCTGCTGTATGATTGCCTTCTAGAAAGATATAAATTCTTCGTAGTTGTGCATTTAAACTATCATGTGTTATGCCTGGCAATACATCAGTTGGTACTTTATAATTTTCTGGAATCTCTTTTATTTTCCATTTAAAATCTGGATGATAAGTCAATTTTAGAATGTCAACTAAAGTCTGTGACAAGTTATTACCAATTACTTGCATTCTTTCTTTTTTGCTTTTGGCATTTTCAAATTCATCAAAAATCTCATACATTGTTTTCATCAAAAATCCTCAATTACATCAATTAAATTTTTAAGTTTATTGGCTATTAGATAATCTAGTAGTTTATTTTTAGGTGCCGGTTTGATTTCATCATAAGTATTTATAATTTTGTCTTTAATATCACCGGGTATGTTTCTCAAATCAATCAAAGCCTGATTGCGAGAAAAACCAATTTTTTCATTTTCATTATCCCAGTCACCATAGTTTTTTTCCATCAGCTTTTCGAATTTGATCTTGGAAATTGTTGTTTGTCGTAAATCACGAACGAAACAATCTGATGGTGATAAAATATTAGGAATGCCATCACCTTTGTCACCACGAATAATTTTTTCCTTTAGTTCCATCAATGGATTCTCGGAAACAATAAATTTCTTTTGTGATGGATTATATTGCTTGACTGTGTATTTGTTTGATGGCATATTGTACTGTTGTAGTTGCAGAAAATCACCATCACTAGAAATGATCAATATATTTTCATGCATAATGTGTCGTGGTACAAGTGTGCCGATAATATCATCAGCTTCGGCACCTTCAACATCAACAACTTTGTAAGGAAAGTAATCCTTCAGTTCTTGTTTAAATTTCGTCAACATATCAAAGATGAGGTGCCAGTCTAGATCAGATTTTTCTCTAGTTTTCTTGCGGCCAGCTTTGTAAAAAGGAAACAACTCACGGCGCCAATATTTCCTGTTGTCGCAACAGAGAACAATTTCATCATAATCGTTTCGGAAGTTTTTAACATGAGTCCTAATGATGTTTAGGATCATATGGCGAATTAAGCTTTCTTCCAACTTAACTCCTTTTTGGCTGGCAATTTGTGCCATTAGACCGGCCAACAATACCTGATTTAGATCAACGAGAATCATAACAAACCTTAAAAAAATTACACTTCACCAATCTTATCACATTCTTTCAGTGAAGTCAACACCCTTTCAACAAATTCTTTGGAGGTTGTTGTTTTTCTGGAAACCATTCCATACCAATCTTGTTCTATTA